TCCATTCGTCAAAATATTTTTTCATCAGGCGGCTAACCAGAGGCAATTCAGGGTCTGGCCATATAACCGCAACCGATTCATGTACAAAGGGCTCAACCTGTCTTAGCAATTCCGCCTTGCGCAGTTCTATTGGATTGTCTTGGTAAAGGTTTTCATTCATCCCGCGCAATATACCATCGAGCATGTACATCGGTAACGGGTTGGCTAAATTAGTAGCCTTGGCATACCTGTCGATACTTGCATCCGGGCTTTCAATCAAATACCTGTCGCCAGGCGTAATGGCGCAACCTTCGTAATCTTCTGGGTAAATAATTTGACCGCAGCAATCTGTGACAAAAGACTGAACTGATACTTTCCATTTTGCAAATAAGCGCAAACGCTTAATCCGGGGTTCTTCATTTTTTTGTGTTTCATAAGCGGTTTTTTCAATATCGCCGCCTTTGCCCCCTTGTGGTCCTTGATTGCCAACCCCTAATTGCGGCTTCACCCCCCACATTGTATATTCCATCCATTCTTCTAACCCCATGTTATGCTCTTTCATAAACGAAAGGGCTTCCACGTCCGACGCTATGCGGCCAATCGGTGGCGTAGGTATATTATTTGCCCCGTCCTTCGCCCAATCAACTTTTGCCACGTCTGCGACTCTAAGAAATGGCAGGTTACCACTCCCCTTGCATTCGGGGCAACTTTTGCCATTTATTTGTTTTTCGCCGTCACACGTTGGGCATGTGAATAGTTGACTCCACTCTTTAGGAAAAGATTCGCGCCAATAGGCCCACTTAAACAATCCGGCATCGTTTAGTAAATCTAACAGCAAATTGATGATGCAAGTTAGCGGGCTATCCCTCAACTGCTTGTCATATCCCCGGATGTCGCTTATAATTTGAGCCGGAACGTATTGCCATTGATTAGGCGCTTCATCACATAGTTGCGCTGATTTGCCTTTCATTATTACTATTCGGTCCGTGGTGTCGTCAATAACCCTGTAAACAGGGGTTTTAGCAGGCGTATTGGCCGGTATCCATCCGTTTGCTTCATATTCCGCACGCTCTTCATCAGTTGCTATGAATATCACATATTCCAGCGCGCGGCCATTTGGTTTATAGCATTCAATATCAAAAATATTACGGACTTCAGGATATGGTTCTCCATATTCGTTAACATCAATATATACCAAACCGTTGGGGTTAATGAAATATTCGTTCTGCACGCATTGACGTATCCATTCCGACAACGAAATTCCTTCCGTGATATTTGAAATAAATGTGATAAATTCAGACTGCAATTCTTCCGGCAGGTTGTAATGTTCCATGCCTCCCTTTGCGGTATATATTGCCCCTATGGGCTGCATAACGCGATGTATTGTGTCCGAAAGGCTGTGCATCATGTTTATAAGCGTATCTATCTGCCCTGGTCTCATAAACTCTGGCTTATCCATCACATAATCTTCTATGCCAACACCGGTAACAAACATATACATAATAGCATATTGATCACGCATCTTTTGGAATTGTGATCTATATGCTTTTTTATTAATTATGTTTTCTATGTCTGTTAATTGCAATATCATATCTTATCGGGTTAGTGGATTATAGATTTTTTAGCGCGTTCCTGCGCATCTATTTCTTTTTGAAGCTTGACTAATTCGTCAATCACCTTTTCGCGTTTCGGGGATATTATTTGATCTATATTAACCCTCATTTTTTCCATTTCTGGAATAACGACATTCGCCCATTCGCATATTGCGTCGCCTGGTTCGTGGTTTAATATTATGTTGCATGCTTTTTGTAGTGTTGGAAATGACATATTTTTTGGATCCATTTCTACCATTTCCTGATATTGGGAAAGTGGGCATTGAATTGACGGGAAACTTCTTTTCATTAAAGCCAGCAACAGCCATCCGCGCATATCCTTATGTATTTCTTTTTGCGGATATGTTACGCCGCCCATAGCCTCACTAAATTTAGGCATGAAATCCGGGTGGTTCAAGAATTGATTCCTGTATTGTTGCGTGGCTGCTGCATTATTGCCAAGTGGTGCTGCTGCATTATTGCCAAGTGGTGTATTCATTTCACAAATGTATAAATAATTATTTTACGCCGACGTATTTTTATTTACCGGCCTCCAACCGTGGCGTTCCGCCCGTTTCCTTTTGCGCAATACTTATCGAATTCGTTTTTTAATAATTTGCATATAAAGTATCGTTTTGCATCTGAGAAATGCCCTATAGGTTCGTATGTTTTCTTTGTGACCTTATCAGTTACTTTAAATTTAACCATTCCCCCAACATTACCAGGCCGGCTGTCTTCCTGTACAGAAACATAATCATTGATTGAAGTTTTGCATTTATCTGAAATTTGTATTGAAAATCCCTGATATTCAAATTCGTAAATGTCGTTTATAAAACTTGCAGACATGGCCACCCTGGGTGCGCTACGCTCCACGCGCGAAACAACGAGAAACCCGCAGCTGCGCAATGTTTCAATAAACTTATCAAAAAAAGAAGAATTGTTTACATCGATTGTTGTACGGCTCTGCGCCGAAGGATCTCCGTATATGTAAACAATATCAGCATATGATATGGATCGCAAGTAGGCCGCAAGTTTAATCGCAGCCTTCACTGCATTGTTATACGGGCTTTCGCATGGCAGTTCCATAATTTGCCGGATTGTTTTGCCGTCCGTTTGCCACAACGATTGCGTTACGTATGGTATAACGTTGTTATCTAATGAAACGTGTATTGGAAAACCAGGCTCATAACCAAATGCGGCAACGTGTTTTATTTCGTTAAAATGTTTCCAAAATTCGCCACCAGTGCGAATTACCCCGCGATCTCCGTTTGCATATATCCGGTAATAATTTGGCTTATGAATTCGATCAAATTCGTAAGCCGCTAATGTGTGTGTGTCTTTAAAGCCGGCTTTCCCGTCCGGCCGGCCCATGATCCACCAGTTGTCTCTATAAGTAGTTTTGATCCAAATGGAATCCCCGGCGGCGTTTATTCGTTTGAATGAATATTCAGGGTCCAAACCACTAAAAATGGATGGGCAATCTTGCACTTTCAGCGGCAGATCGGTCCATATATCAATATCTATGAGATTTTTATAAATCCAAAGTTCGCTGGAAATCGGGTTCCAGTCGTATATAAATTTCTGGTTTTCTTTCCCGCGCAAACGTTTGCGCATTTGATCATTTTCCAGCTCCATAAACTGGCTAAACTCATTCATATACACAAACATTATATCCTCAAGGCCCTTGACGTTTTCCTCGCCGTCCAGTCCGTCAAACCTTATTTCAGCAGTTTTGTCGGCTTTTCTGATGCAGCCTTCAATTGTTTGCAGGAATGGCAATAATTTTAATTTCTTTGCAGCAAGTTTGAATGATTTATATATAGTGTCTTTTATATCTACGTTCTGCTTTCTGACGACATATGTTGACCAGGCACATTCTAAAAGGAGCTCCGTGAGTACTTGGCAGATGGTATATGTCTTACTGGCGCTGCTCCCTCCCTCTATATATATATATCTTATTGATTTGTCTTTCAATAGTGGCTTTAAATGCCAATAAAGTGGGTTATAATTTCGCCTGTCTATTATCGCTTTCATTATATCGATTTCATTTTCATTATATCGCTTTCATTATATCATTTTCATTTTCATTATATCATTTCATTATTCTTCGCCGGTATCATATCCAATAATAATAGTATTTGTATTTGGAAGTGGCTTGTCTTTCTCGTACGCCCCAGTGTGCTTCATTAGCTTGTCAAGTGCGAAATCACGGCTATACAATTCAAATTCAAATTCACCGTTTTTACATATTTTTATTTTTTTAATATTTTTTGTTTTCATGCTTGCGCTGTCTTTGATCTTTACAGATACGGTATTTAACAATACCACTTCTTTAGTAATAGCATCAATAACATTATATTCTACATTGTTAAATTCCAAATAATTACTAATATCATCAAATGCAATATCTCGCAGCTCTGAAACTACCTCGTCCGACTTCAGTTCCACCCGCGCAGCCCGGGCATCCATCGCAGACTGGATCGCGCCGGCAACTTCTGGCTTTAACATTAGTTGGTTTGATAATGCGTCTGGGTGCGCCGACTGGTACCCAGCCCTAATAACGGCAGCGGAGCCGTTTAAATCCACCAAATATTCGCGTATGTACACTTTTTGCTTGTCAGATAACATAATACAGTTTTTTACAGTTCATTTGCGAAGTTAATAATAATTA